AGTTATTTGCCAACATCAATTGATGAACAGCCCAATACAGTTGCTGACGGCAAAGTAGGTACAGCATACATTCAAGAATTACGTTTTAACGAATACTGCAAACGACTACAATCTATGGTTGTAGAAACATTTGATTTAGAATTTAAACTGTGGCTTAATGATCAAGGTATCAATATTGACTCAAGTCTTTTTGAACTTAAATTTAATCAGCCACAAAACTTTGCTGCTTACCGTCAATCAGAACTTGATACAGCTCGTGCAGCAACCTATGGTACAATTTCTCAAATTCCACATCTCAGCAAGAGATTCGCATTAAAACGTTTCTTAGGATTATCAGAAGACGAGATCAAAGAAAACGAAAAATTGTGGAGAGAAGAAAACGGTGCGCAATTGCAACCGCCAGCAGATGCAGGTGCAGAACTACGTTCCGCAGGCATTTCACCAGGCGGTATGTCCGCAGACATGTCAGGACAAGCAGCAGAAGCTCCGGAAGATATGGCAGCTGAAGCAGATCCAGCAGCGGCTGGCGGTGAAGAAGCCGCAGCAGCACCAGCCCAATAACCTAGCCCAGTATAAATACAAGTATGCTTCTTAACGAATTTTTTTATTTTAATGACAGTTCTAACGGTATGTCTACCGATCGTAGATACGACAGTAGTAAAGATAGTTCTGTGGTTAAAAAAAGTGACACACGAAAGATTCGTCTAACGCTACGTCAAATTAATAAACTACGATTACAATCTGAAGCGCACGAAGCAGAAGAAAAATCAGAACTGGGCTTTATTCAACAAATGTATGCAACCCCAGTTGAAGCAGAACCCGCCCAATAATATAGCCTTTGTCCTAGGAAACGGTCGCAGTAGATTACCTATTGCTTTAGAACCTCTCCGCAAATTAGGATCAACCTACGGCTGTAACGCACTGTACAGAGAATTTGCACCCGATGCTTTAATAGCAGTTGATGTTAAAATGGTCAACGAAATCATTTCAGCAGGGTACAATAAAGATCACGAAGTATGGTCCAATCCAAACAAAGGTATTATATCAAAAGATCACCTAAACTTGTTCAACCCCCACAAGGGTTGGAGCAGTGGACCTACAGCATTGTGGTTGGCCTGTAGTCGCGGACACAAGGATGTTTACATCTTAGGGTTTGACTATCAAGGTGTAGGCGGAAAACTTAATAATGTGTATGCAGACACATTTAACTACAAAAAAAGCAGCGATGTAGCAACGTTTTATGGCAATTGGCTCAATCAAACTGAGCGAGTAGTACAGGAATTTAGGTCAACTAGGTTCCATAGAGTAATAGAAAAAGGAAATATAATTCCTGATAAACTGGGGGCTATGCCCAACGTTGGTCATATGTCTGTAGAAGAGTTCCAGGGTATATTTCCTGACACTATATATACGGAACAAATCAATCAAAAAAGTGTCATTTAACCCCATTTTTTAATCTACGTAGTAAATAAAACACAGCCTTAACAATCCAAAGGAGAATACAACATGGCAGATAAAACCCTATTGTCACAGATGCTAGAGCAACTTGTGAACGACAACCAAGCTAAAGCCGAAGAGCTTTTCCACGAATACGTAGTTTCAGCTTCACGTGAAATTTATGAAAATTTAATCGAATCTGAAATTTCTGAAGAAGATGACGAAGAAAAGAAAGACGACGATCTTGAAGAAGCATCTGAAGAAGATGAAGAGAAAAAAGACGACGATCTTGAAGAAAACTTTGACGAAATTGCCTACGAAGGCGATGACGAAATGGACTTAGACGACAGCGATCCGACAGATGATCTAGCTGGCGAAATTGATCCAGATGCAGAAATGGACGGCGAAGAAAAGTCTGAAGAAGAATTATTCCAAGACTTAGACGCTATTGTCGACGAACTACAAGCTAAGTTCGACGAACTAAAAGGTGGCGATCATGAAGAGCCAGATATGGACAACATGGGTGGCCCAAGCGATCATGATGCTGACAATGAAGAATTTGACCTAGCTACAGTACGTGAGTACGTAGAAAAGGTTCCAGCTGGTCACGGCGCAGAAAAGAAAGGTGCAGCAGAAAAAGCTGACGGTTCTGCAAAATCTCCAGTAGCAGGTAAGAATGATATGGGCGGTACAACTGCTAATATTTTAAGCGGTCGTAACGGCGCAGAAGCTGGCGGTGTTGGCGCAGGTGGAACAATTAAAGGTTCTGCACTAAGCGACACTAAAGCAAAAGAAGATAATGCTGGCAACATCAATGTCCCAGGCGCTAAGAATGGTAATGCATTCTCTAAGAAAGAGCCAGGACATGGTGCTGAGAAAGCTGGTGCAAAAGAATCACCAGACAACAAGCAAAGCCTTTTCCGTGGTCGTAGATAATAGGACTGTTGACGGTGAATAAACTTACTCTTAGTGAACATTTGAGTTTCGACCAGGCTAAGATTGTCTTGGAGAGCGAAGAAGGAAGCAACGGCAAGAAGTCGTTGCATCTCAACGGGATTTGCATTCAAGGAGACATCCGAAATGCAAATCAACGTGTTTATTCTTCTCAAGAAATTGGCAAGGCTGTCAAAACGCTCAACGAGCAGATCGCTGGAGGATACTCTGTACTAGGTGAAGTTGATCACCCGGCAGATTTAAAAATCAATCTTGATCGTGTTTCACACATGATAACCAAGATGTGGATGGATGGTCCTAACGGCTACGGAAAACTTAAAGTACTACCAACTCCAATGGGTCAGTTAATTCAGACCATGTTGGAGTCGGGAGTAAAATTAGGTGTTAGTTCCAGAGGATCTGGAGAAGTTGACGGAAGCGGCAACGTTCGAGATTTTGAAATTATTACGGTTGATGTAGTAGCACAACCTAGCGCACCAGGTGCGTATCCAACACCAGTATATGAACATTTAATGAATAACACAGGCGGTTACAAGGCATTTCAAGTAGCACAACAAGTTCAAGGCGACCCAAAGGCACAGAAGTACATAGCAGAGAGTCTAAAGAAAATTATCTCTAGGCTCAACTAACTAGGAGAATCACATGCTAGACATCGTTAAACAATTGTTTGAAAACAATGTGATTTCCGAAGACATCAAATCGGAGATTGAAACCGCTTGGAATGGCAGGATTCAAGAAAACCGTGATCAAGTTACTGCGGAACTACGTGAAGAATTTGCTCAGAAATATGAGCACGATAAAGGTGCAATGGTTGAAGCTGTTGAAGGAATGCTAATGGATCGCTTACAAGCGGAACTAGGCGAACTTGCAGAAGACCGTCAGGGCCTAATCGAAGCTAGAGCCAAATATGCAGCAAAAATGAAAGAAGATGCGAAAGTATTAGAATCATTTGTGTTGAATAATTTGAAAAAAGAACTAGCTGAACTACACGAAGATCGCAAAGCAGTTGCAAGCAATGTTGCAAAATATGAATCATTTATCGTGGATGCACTAGCGAAAGAAATCGCAGAATTCCATGCTGATAAGAAAGATTTAGCAGAAACTAAAGTACGTTTAGTACGTGATAGCAAGGCTAAATTTGAATCTATCAAGAAAGATTTCATCGCACGTTCAGCACAAATCATCGAAGAAACAGTCTCCAAAGGACTTAAATCTGAAATGACTCAGTTGCGTGAAGACATTGAAGCAGCTCGTAAAAATGACTTTGGTCGTAGAATTTTTGAAAGCTTCTCAAGCGAATATGCTGCAAGTCATCTGAATGAAAAATCTGAAACTGCAAAACTATTAAAAGTAGTTAAAGTTAAAGAACAAGAATTAGAAGAAGCGGCAAAGATTGTTGCAGAAACACAAAAACTAATAGAAAGCAAAGAAACAGAGCTACGCATTGCCAAAGGTCAAGCTGTTCGCAAAGAAGTTATGGGCGAATTGTTAGGTCCTTTAAGTGGTGATAAGCGTTCAGTAATGGGCGAACTATTAGAATCAGTACAAACTGAGAAATTACGCTCAGCGTATGACAAGTATCTACCGGCAGTAATGAACGGCGGTACTCCAATTAAAAAAGCATTAACCGAAGGCAAAGAAATTACAGGCGATAA